AAAATGAATTAAAATCTGTTGGTATTCGTACTGAAACTGTTTCTGTTGCTAAAAAACATTATGAAGATATGGCTATGCTTGTTTATGAAGAACGCCTAGCTCTGCCAGCTATTGAATTATTGTTTGAAGAATTAACTGAACTTAAAATTATGAAAGGTAATCGTGTAGATCACCCTCGTAAATCCTCCAAAGACCTTGCAGATGCCGTCTGTGGGGCTATATTTGGGGCTATATCACATACCCCAAGAAACATCAATCAACAAGTAGAAATACATACTTTTGCAGATCGTAAACGACCAACAGAAGAATTGTTTGTTGATAACGAAGGTATTGGAATCAGTTTTGAAAAACAAAAAGAAGCAAAAGAATATCTTAATCAATACCGATTAATTTGATGATATAATTTAAATATGAGGATTCATGGTCAATAAAGACAAGAAACCATTTTTCATGCGTGAAAGCGAACATTTAAGACTTCGCAGACCTCGCAATCTATTAAAGAGTCAAAAAAGACTTAGCGGTAATAGATATGATAGTCAAAGCCGTATGCCAATTAATAAACAAAACACAAATCTTTCTTACGAATAAACTGGTATAATAGTTTTATTGGGCATTTTAGCCTACTAGGAGAAGGGAAAATAAAAAGACTACTATCAATAATCACACTAATGCTCATACTCATAGGAGTATTTATGATGCTACCATTAAACTCTAGCCAAGCGTCTACAGAAACAAACAACGAAATCAAATATTCATACATATATACACAAGGAACATCATTACATATAGATGCACCAAAGGGTTATGAATTTACAAATGTTGAATGGGCAGATTTTGGAGAACCATATTTTGACCCAAACGATGGAGAGTATTACAGTTATCCAGATTGTTCAACACCCTTTACTACCCCTGAAAAATTATTTGACATTGTAGTTGGAAAAACATCGGTAGATATAGCAGCAGATCCAAATATTTATGGAAATCCTTGCCCTCAATATCAACAAAATTTAGGTTATACAATTGTAGCCAGTCCAATAACTTTAACACCAGATCCAACTCAAACCCCAGAACCAACGCCAACTTTTACTCCAACCCCAACTTCAACACCTATCGTTATGCCTACCGCTATTCCTACTGCTATTCCTACACCAACTAAAAAACCAATACCAAAAAATAATAATATAAATGCCATATTTAATTTGGGTATGGATATGACAGATAAAGAAAGAAAAGATGTACAAAGGGTAATTATTCCAACTATTATTGTTGGACAAATTATGGTTATGTCAAGGAGGAGAAAATGAAAATAATTAAATCCATTTATAAATGGGCTAAAGAAATATTTCAAGAAAGTTTAAATCAACTATTTACTCTTCTTGGATTTTTTATTGCGTGGTTAACTTTAACTGGAGAAGCCAGAACTATTGTTGGTTATGCAATAATTTGGACAACAATCGTTTGGTTGTTGACCATAAATTTTAGAAGTGGGGAGGATGATTAATATGTTTTTTAGTATTGCAAAACGTATTCTTGCACTATTTTTAGTATCTGCATTGACTACTATTGGTGCTGGTGCTATCATTGGTTTAGACACAATCAAAACTGCTATTCTTGCAGGAGTTATGGGAATCGCAAATGTTGTAGAAGACCTAGCTCGTGGATACTTGAATGATGGAGTTTTGTCACAAGACGAAGTTGACTCGGCATTTAATGACAACACACCTACAAAAAAATAATTAAAAAGGTTGACAACCCTTTCTAGGAACTGTATAATAGATATACAACCTAGAAAGGGTTTTTTAATGTCATTAGAACGTAGAACATTTACAGATCAAGAAATTGACGATGCAGCAGAATGGATTCGTCTTGGGGTAGAAAAAGGATGGATTTCAGAACCATTCTGTTATACCCACGATGGGGACCCATACATGACAGAAGAAGAAGAGCAACAGTGGGAAGAAGGATTTGATCCTTGCAGCCCAGTTCTAAAACTTTTAATTTAATATTTGACAATTAAATAGGCATCGTGTATACTTAGTATATATTCCCTGATAGCTCAACGGCAGAGCAGAGAGCTGTTAACTCTAAGGTTCCTGGTTCGAATCCAGGTTGGGGAGCGATAAGGGTGACTCCTTGTGTTAGGTGCTAGTGCCGAATTACTAGATGGTTAAGTCTGTGACCAAAGAAGCACAGCGGTTATACCAAAAACCTTAGTTTGCAAGATGCGACAATGGTGCTGTTACTCGCAGGTAATAAGGTAAAGAGTCGGTGATGGTAGTCTAGTCAACTACGCATCACAACATTTCGGAGTGGAGCAGTTCGGTTAGCTCAGGAGCCTCATAAGCTCAAGGTCGCAGGTTCGAATCCTGCCTCCGAAACAAACAGATTAGTGACGGCTAATCTGGAATATGGCTGAATAATTCTCAAAGTCAAATGGGGAGAATAAGGCACTATCGGATCTTAGCGGATCGTTTTAGCGGACAAACGATAGGTGTGCTCAAAGCGGATCTTACTGGAGCCGAATTGACTAGGCACTGATGGTAAAATGCAGTCCATCTATTCACTTTGCGTGTGTAAGTTAATGGTAAACCCACAGACTTCCAATCTGTTCATGCCAGTTCGATTCTGGTCACACGCTCCAAGTCTTCATGGCTCAGTTGGTTAGAGCACTCGGTTGTCAGCCGAGGGGTCGTGGGTTCAAATCCCACTGGAGACGCTGTGCTACACCGCTGACCCTCCTATGATCTGGAGATGCCGATGATGTAGCCTACGCCCTAATAGCTCAACGGTAGAGCATCGCTCTTGTAAAGCGAAGGTTGTGATCTCGGAATTCACTTGGGGCTCTATTATATCTCATGGTATAATTAAAATAAAGGAGGATAGTATGACTATTCAAAATTCAAAACAAACTGCCCAACAGGCAATTACCAATTTCAAGTCATTTCTTGGCAAAAAGCGTGAAGAATTACCTTGGTTAAATGGTAAAACAAAGGGATTTCCTAATCGTGTTCATGGTTTTTATGACTGTGCTCTAGGATATTCTTACATCTCAGGTTTAAGACCTGTTCAGGTATCTTGCACAGCAGTAAAGAACCTAGCAATTCACAACAAAGTTTGGAACTTGGACATTAAGAAAGTTCTTCCAGGCGATGCGGTGCTATTTGACTGGGAAACTGGAAAAGCTCCAGGAAAAAACAACAACACTGATCATATCGGTATGGTTATTTCAGTTGACGTAAAGAACAAGACTGTTACTTATGTGTCTGCTGATACTGGCAAAGTTATTCCAGGTATTGTAACTATTAATACTGTTGGTATTAAGTGGGTTGCAGGTTTTGCTCGTATTGTAAACTTTGCAGATCCAGTAAGTCACAAGCCAGATGTTCATGCAGGTCAGCGTGAGGTTCACTCAGCAACTGCAGCTCCTGCAAATGTTGTTCCAGATACAGCACCTGTGCTTCCTACTTTGGCAGATGCTCACAATGGGGCAACACCTAAAACAGCTCCCAAGCCAGCCCCAAAACCTGTTGCTAAACCTGTTGTACCTGCACCTGCACCAGCAAAAAAGCCAACAGCCACTGGTTCAGCATCAATGAAGGTAACTGAATAATAAGTGCCGTCTTACGACTACAAGTGTAAGAACTGCAATATTACAAAATCAATAACGAGATCTTTTGAAGAAAAAGAAATTGATTATGTTTGTAATACTTGCGGTTCTTCGCTTGTTCGTGTATACTCATTAGGTGCTATTAAATTTAATGGCAGTGGATTTTATTCAAAGGATAAATAATGACAATTGATATTGAAACTATTGAACAACAATGGACTATTACGGCTAATGATAGATGTGATTCTGCAAATTGTGGAGCACAGGCATATGTAATAACCAAAGGTATTGGTGGAGAACTTTTCTTTTGTGCCCACCACTATAATAAATTGAATGGAGAAAAGCTAAAATCGTTTGCATTTGAGATTGTTGATGAACGTGATCGTTTGATTGAAAACAAATCTCAAGGCGATGATTATTAGACTGTATAATTAATTATGGAATATTTTTTGGGTTCAATAGTTACATTAGTTATAGTTTTTATAATTATGACATTCTTTAAAAAAGAAAAAACTGTATTAAAATCTTTAAAAATTTCATATTCTCAATCTCATATTTACGAGTTAATAAAAGACTTTATACCATTTGCAATTGTTGAAAAGATCGAAACTCAAGCAAGAAAGTATCAAAAAAATAATCAACTAAGAATTGTTTTTATTGGTTCAGACGCTTATTGGATTAAAGACAATAGTTTGTATACCGCTAAACAAGAAGGCGGAGAAATAGAAGAAGATACAACTTCAAAGGTTGACATGTATGCTATTGATGATGTAGAATTAAAGAAGATGGTTTTTGTCGTTGACATATTAACGAAAGGATTGACAGATGAAAATAGGGATTCAGGGAACAAATAGTTTTGAAGACTATTCTGTTTTTCTTAGAGCTATGGGAAATGCCTTAGCAGATATGGAAACTGAGGACAAAGAGTTTTTGGTATTTTCTGCTGGACCATTTCGAATTAATGATATTGCTCAAGAATTTATAAATGTTAGTGAAAATAATTTTAAACTTCGTGGAATCAAAACAAAATTAATTAAAGTTCCACCTAGTTGGATTAAAAACAACATTTCTGAAATAAGTCATTTTTACTTTTTCAGTAAACCAAAAGAAAGTGTATCAGATCTGGTAGACTTTGCCGATTCAAAAAATATTGAAGTCGGAGTTTATCGCTATTAAAGGCGGTATAGAAAACAAACAAATAGGAGAAAATGATGTTAATTAAATCATTAGACCAAATGGAATCAATTGTAGAAAACAGTGATTCTTTGTCGTGGAACGGATGGGATGTAGTTAATTCTGCTAAAGATCCTATGGCGTTCACAAAACTTAACGCTGCCTTTGTTGACGGTAAATGGTTTCGAACTGAAACTTATACTATCACTGAAGAAGGTTGGGAGATTCCAAATAAGTTTGTGAGGTAACTCATGGACAACAAATGGGAACTTGAAGCAATTTGTGATGGAGATGAAGTAAATCTATTCTTTGACGATTATGAAGAAAATATCGAAATCAGAAAAGAAATAGATGCTTTGTGTGGAATTTGTCCAGTAGCTAGACAATGTTTTGCTGCTGCGATATCTCAAAAAGATTGGGGAGTTCGTGGAGGAGTTTACCTAGAAAAAGGTAAAATCTCTAAAGAATTTAATAGTCACAAATCAAAACAAGACTGGGCAGAAACCTGGCAAAATCTAACAATAGATAGGTAACAAAATGTATACAAAAGAAATGGCAGATGCCTTTCATGCAATTAAAACACCAGAAGGTTTTGGTGTAACCATTATTGACAATGAAGACTTTATTACTGTCAGGATTGATCCTCAAGATCTTCTAAATTTAAATGACACTCAGAAAGAAAAAATTGTCAATTATATTAATGATGTTAAAAAAGCATTAGAAGAGAATAAAGCCATTGTTTTGATTTCCAGAGAAGCTATTTAAGGAACAATACAATGAATTGGATTATTGTTGTTATAGATATTTTAGTATCTATATTAATTGGACTTCTTGTTTATAACAACATTAGGTTACAATTAAAAAATAAAAAAATAGTTACATTGTCTTTACAATTGGCTATAGATAAGACAGTTGCTTTAAATAAACTTGGAGCATTAATGTCTGAAAAACAATTGGAAAATGACGAAAACTTTATTAAATTTTTGTCTCAGACTCGTGACACAGCTTTTGCATACATTGAAAATGTCCAATTAGCTTTGTCAGAATTTGATAAAGTCATTTCAAAAAATATAAAATATAATGAAACATACGGAGCTGCCGTAGGAAACTCGGTAGCTTCAGATATCATTAAAAAAATTTCAGAAGCTTATGCAGAACTAAAAAAGGTAATGCCAGAAGCAACTGAGATACCAAACAACTAGGAGAAATAAAATGAATAAGAAACAACTACTTGCACTACTTGCATCATATGGTAGAAGCATTTTGTCAGCAGGAATTGCTTTGTATTTGTCTGGAGTAACCGATCCAGCTAAGTTAGCGTTGTCGCTAGTGGCTGCATTGATTCCAGTAGCAATTAGATACATCAATCCTAATGACACCGCTTTTGGTCGTACACCAACAGTAACAGAGGTTGATTCTGCTGTGGCTAACGCTACTCCAGTAGAAGATGGCGTAAAAGTTATCGAAGAACTTTTGACTAAAGCAAAAAATACAAAGTAAATAAAACAAAGCATAAAGGTGGGTTGCATAAACCCACCTTTTTTGCTATAATATATATGTACGCCTTCGGGGTACAAAAGCAACTCGCTTAAAACAAGGAGATGATATACATGGTTATTATTAATGACCCATTCGCAGCACTTAGTCAGGAATTTGATAAGATGTTTGCAACAAAACCAGCAACAAACAACTACCCACCTCACAACATTATTAAAGTAGATAATGATGAATTCATTCTACAATTTGCGGTAGCTGGATTTACAAAAGAAGATATCCAAATTACTACTCATAAGGGAACGCTCTCTATTGTTGGTGAAAACAAAGAACAAGAATTACCAGAAAAAGCACAGTATGTCCACAAGGGCATTGCTAGTCGTAAGTTTGTTCGCAACTTTGTTTTGCCAGAACATACTGAGGTTCTTCACGCAGAAGTTGTGGATGGAATCCTATCAATTGATTTGGTAAGATCTGTTCCAGAAGAGCAAAAACCAAAAACAGTTATCATTAAGTAACAAAATATCCTGAGCAAGATATAAAACTGCTCAAATACATGGTATAATAATAGTTATGGATGAATTAATTAACTCGTTAAAAGTACTGTTGGCAAATAATGTTGCCCTAAAATTTAAGTCTCACGGATACCACTGGAATATTGAGGGCGAAGACTTTTTTGAGTATCACACCTTACTTCAAGAAATCTATGAAGATTTTGAAGATGCAATCGATACTAATGCCGAATGGATTCGTAAGTTAGGTGCTTATGCACCATTCAAACTTGCACGTTTTGTAGAACTTGCTACAGTTACTGAACCAGATGTTTCATCTGACTATGAGGTAATGTTGCCAGATTTATTAAAATCAATTATTCAAGTAACTGAAGATCTTAAAAATATCTTCGACATGGCTTCTGCACAACGTGAACAAGGTCTTTGCAATTTTATTGCAGATCGTATGGATATGCATCGTAGATGGCAGTGGCAATTAACTGCAACATTAAAACCAGAACCAATGGAAGAGTCTACTCCCACTATGCCAACAATGGCTGGTAGCATGACTCAAGAGGACTAATATGAACATAAATAAAGATGATATGGGCGGTGCAGCTAATACTGCTGTAAATCCATCTTATACTGCTAACCCAAGTATTCCTGGAGTTGGCATTAAATACCCTACAAAGCTCACAGCAGCTCGTAGAAACAAAGGATATGCAATGAAGGCTAGGAAGCCTGGAAAAGTCCGTCAGGCTCAAACTGGAGCCGATGGCATGAGTGCACAAGGTGCAGTATCTTCTGGAGGAGCAGGTGGTTCACTTGGATAACGAAATGGAAATCATTCCTAATGAAATTGAGTTAGATGAATGGAATGAGCTATCACCACGTCAACAAGATATGGTAGAACACACTATTGAAGTGGTTGATGAATACGGACAATATAATCAGGGTAGTGGTGGCGATGGTGCTCACTACTTTGATGGAACAAAAAATGTTTTTAAATCGGAAGGTATTATGTGTGGTAATTGTATTTTCTTTAATGAAGATGCAGGAAATTGCTTAGTAGTGGCAGGAAACATTGATCCAGAAGGTCTTTGCAAACTTTGGGTAATTCCAGAAGAAGAATTTACAGAAACCCCCGAACAAGAGAATACAGAAGATATGACAGAAAAACGTGATTTCAATGCTAAGGAACGTGCTCACTTAGCAGATACAGGGGCTGCAATGCCAGACGGCTCATTCCCTATTCGTAATGCACAAGACTTGCATAACGCTATTCAATCTATTGGTCGTGCAAAAGATCCAGAAGCTGCTAAGGCTCATATTAAATCTCGTGCAGCATCATTAGGACTTACCTCAGAATTGCCCGACAGCTGGAAATCAACAAATAAATCTATTTGGTCAGATAGTTTTAATCCACTAGGGGTAAACAAAATTGGCTGATACATATAAACCAACTGCTAGTATGGCTGCTGCAGCTCGTAAAGCTATTAAATTTAAAGAAGATGGTAAAGCAAATGGTGCAGGAACTAACGTAGGCTGGACTCGTGCTCACCAACTTGCTTCTGGAGAGGCTCTTAGCCTAGATACTGTTAAGCGTATGTTTTCTTTCTTCTCACGTCACGAAGTAGACAAAAAAGGCAAAGACTGGGGAAACCAAGCCAATCCTTCTAATGGCTATATTATGTGGCTTGCTTGGGGTGGCGATGCAGGATTCTCATGGAGTCGCTCAATTGTCCACAGAGCAGAACATAAAGATCTGTTTTCTGATTTTGGCAGAGATTATTCTAATCACGAAACTTTAATTGCAAAAGGTGCTGGTGTTGGTGACATGGTATCTTGGGGATCTTCTGGCGGTAACGCAACAGGCAAGATTGTTAGAATTATTACAAATGGAAAATACAATGTTCCAAACTCCTCTTTTACTATTACAGGAACACCAGACAATCCTGCAGCGGTAGTTAGAGTATACCAAGATGGTAAACCAACAGATACACTTGTTGGACATAAATTAAATTCACTAAGGAAAAAATAATGCAAGAACTTATTCACTTCACCGCAGATTGGTGTCAGCCATGTAAAAAAATGGCTCCAATGATCGATAAATTTATTGAAGATAATCCAAACATTAAGTATACTAAATATAATGTTGACGATAAAGAGTCAATGCTTGCCGTAGAAGAATTTGTTGTTCGTGGAGTTCCTACATTTGTAGTGCTTGAAGATAACGAAATTAAAAATCGTCACACTGGTGCAGCTACCCCAGATAAATTCGCATCCTTATTTGCTTGACAAATACCCAACCTATCCGTTATAATTGATACACTATCTCTGATGGTGTAATGGCAGCACAGCGACCTTTGGAGTCGTTAGTCTTAGTTCGAATCTAGGTCGGAGAGCAAGGAAAAAATGACAAAACCCGATTGGGCGGAACGCCTACAACGCACATTTAAACGTAAATATGACATTGGTTATGCAGAAGGTCATTTAAAAGGCTGGAATGAGGGCTTTGAGACTGGTACTAAAAAAGCGGTAGCAGAAGCTAAAAAAGTATTTATAAAAAGAATTGAAAAAGAAATCAATGAAGTATCATCAATGGTAGATGTAGAGTTCTTGGATGGACTCAATCGTGCTATTGATCTAATTAAGAAAGGTAAATAATGTTTGGAATTGGTTGGCTAGATGCCACATTTGAAGTAACTGGAATTATTTGGTGGGGCTGTACAATTGGTCTTGTATTGCTTGTTTCTCTTGTTAGGACAAAATGATAGAAAATATTGTATTTGGAATATTGGTTGTATTTTTGTTTGCAACTTGGTGGGTAATAGGAAGCATAGAGGATAATGACAGAAACATGGATTAATATCCTTACAGATCCAAATCATATTATTGCAGAAATAATTATTAATTTTATATTTGACATATTGATTATTACATTGGGATACGGTATAATAGTAAAGAAGATTATTTTACCTTACCTTCGTAAAAATATTCACAAATATATTGATACTAAACATAACATAGAACATGAGGAATACTAATGGAACTAAAAGCTTTAGAGGATAGACTAATCCTAAAAGTGATTGAAGAAGATGCAGAAGAAAAAACCGCATCTGGTTTTCTAATGCTACCAGGAAGCAAGGAAAATAATTTTGAGGCTGAAGTTTTGGCTGTAGGAAAAGGTCATAGACTATCAAATGGTAAAGAATTGCCTGTCGATTTTAAAGTGGGAGATCGAGTAATCTATAATCCGCTTGCCGTTCAAACTGTTACATATGAAGACAAAGACTACATTGTTAGTTTTATGAAAGATATCCTAGCGATTGTTGAGACAGACTAATGGTCATTACTAAAGAATTTGAAGTTGCTGTTGCTAAAGTTTATGCAGAAGCACAGATATTGCTAATGAAAAAGCACAAAGACTATGGACCAAAAAATATTTCAATGTCTCCAGGCGGAGCTTTGAACGGTCTTCGTGTAAGATTGCATGATAAGCTTGCTAGACTTAATAACCTATATGATTCTGGGGCAACTCCAGAAAATGAAAGTCTAGAAGATACACTAATTGATATGCTTAACTATGCTGCTATTGGTATGCTAGTTCTTCGAGGAGAATGGGATAAGTAATGGAACAAAAATTTGTATTAGATAAAGGTTATGTTCGTCTTGTAGATACTTTGGGAGACGATCTTTCAATTGTAAATGCTGCTCGTGTTTCATATGATAAAGAAGTAGATGAATTTGGTGCTAAAGATGCTAAGTTAATTAAGTTTCTTCTTAAAGAAGGTCACACTTCTCCATTTCGTCATGCTGCCATGACGTTTGAAATTTATGCTCCATTGTTTGTTGCTCGTCAGTGGTGGAAGTATGCTGTAGCATCAACCCACATTGATGATCAAAACGGCTGGAATGAGTCCTCACGCCGTTATATTACAGAAGAGGCTGAATTCTATGTGCCAAGTGCTTCAGCGTGGCGTAGCAAGCCTGAGAACAGCAAACAGGGCAGTGGAGAAGCGGTTCACTCAAGCGTAGGATTTTATTATACAAATAAACTAAAAGACATTATTGCTTTTGGTGA